CAGCAACAAAAAGAAAAAGCAACACAATGGTGGCGACGACAGTGACAGTGATGACGATGAGAACACGTCATCCGGCGGTGGTGGTGGCGGCGGTGGACCTCTAAACTTGGTGGCGATGATGGGAGGGGGGGGGGCGGGTGGTATATTGAGTGGGTTAATGGGTGGTGCTGGTGCTGGTGCCGGTGGTGGTAGTACCAGAAGTAGTCTGCCAACAATGCGCCGTCCTCTTTCCGCCATGCCCAACGTCAATAACACAGGCCGACCCATTATGCGAGGACCTAATACAGCTGGCTTGGGTGGAGCACCAACAGAACCACAAGTGGTTCCATCCGACTCTGGACCTTCCACCATTAGGATGCACCGCTTCCATGGGTCAGCACCTTCTATGCCCCAGATGCCCAACATGCCACCAACTGGTCCATACAGAAATAACGATTCCGGTGTAATTTCCGGGACTGTGCATGCGCCGGTGAGCGTCCCAGACAGCCTCCACTCCGAGATGCACGATCAGAAGCTCAAAAGCATGGAGCGTGCCATGGCGCATAAGGACGAGGAACTGCACCGTATCCGTCAAGAAATGGTAGCGCAACAACGCCAAATGAACCAGTCCATGGTTGAGATGCGTAACATGATGATGCAGCAACAGAAACATCACCAGCAACAACCACAGCATCTGCATGCGCATCCTCAGCACCAGCAGAGTCAGCAGAGTCAGAAAGCCCACGTTACTGCTGCGGTTTTCCAGCATCAGCTTCACGTTGGTGGCTCAACGATGCCAGGGGTGCGCTTCGGAGCAGTTGTGACTGGAAGTGGCCCAAGCGCAAGTCTTCAGCGTGACTCACATGGACATGGGCCACATGTGGAGCAGCTTTCCAGTGACGACGACGGTTTGGATGAGGCGGAGAAGGACGAGGACTTGGACGGGAAGGACGAGGACTTGGACGGGAAGGACGAGGACTTGGACGGGAAGGACGAGGACGTGGACGAGGAGGATGCCAAGACGTGCAGTCCCGAGTCCTCTGGTGGTGGTGGTGCTGATGATAATGATAATGAGAGTGATAGAGAAGATGAAGCGGTCCATGTGGAACAGGACGAGAGTGGTGGTGACAACAGCGAAGACGGTTGTGGCGTTCGGAACATTGATATTTCTGACCATAAAGCCCGTGGACGTCGCCGTGCCACAACGCCAGTAGCATCAACCGCAAAGAAAGCAGCGGCCATCTCCCTGACTCTTGAATAAATTATGGTATCAAAAAAAGTAGTTGTTTTTTTTTCTGTCTGGCTTTGTGTAAAGAGGGAAACGATGCAACTTGAACCTCTAAATCAAAAGCAGGTGCGCTTGCTCCCTGTCACCATGCAGCATGAGTACTTTTCTGGGGATAGGTCGTTTGCCCGTTATGGTGTGGCCGGAGATGGCACTTGTTTCTTTCACTCGGTGTGCGCCGCCAGGAACACCAAGAATTATCTTACCGCCTCCATCAACGACCAGCAAAAAACTGGACGGAAATTCCGGTGTGCCTTCACTGACCACCTCACCGACCAGAGATGGGCGCGTTTCTTAAAACAGCGCAAGATTGAGTCCTCCGTTGACGCAGCAGAAGCACGCGATCACTTCTGCAACAACAAGCACTGGGCTGACGAGACCATGATTCGGTATGTTAGTGATGTATTGAAGATGAATATAGTGTTTATTGACGCTGACACTGGTAAAATTTACTGTGGTGTACGGGGTCATAAGAAGGAACCTTTGGTTATTGTAATGTGGATTAACCGCTCACATTTTGAACCTGTGGCACGAATTAGGGGGGTAGGTGATAAAGAGGTGGGGATACAGTTGGTGTTTGATCCGGATGACGACGCCGACGTGGTAGATGGCATTATGCGGCATTACCAAGCACAATGTGCTGAATAAACAAAGTTGCTTTGATAACACTGTACCTTTGAATGAAAACTTGTAATTTAATTGTAGTACTCATGGTCTTAAGCGTGCCAGTGCTCCTTATTTTGGTGGGTGTCACAGTGTTTATGTGTCGACTTAGACCATTTGAAGGCGAAGGAGAAGGAGAAGGCGAAGGAGAAGAAGAAGAGAGGCGTGTGGGTAACCAGATAGAAGGTCCCAAATCTATAAGGGTGACACGTGCAACTCTAGACGTTAGAGTCACCCATCCTTTTGTTTTCACTGGTATGCTTCCTCCTGGGTCCATGCCTGGAGAGGTGGCGCAGTTGCTTTCCAAAGTTCGGTTTCAAATAGACGGACTATGCACACGAATTCTCGGTCCCACCATTGTGGATGCTCCAACAGAGTTCACCACAGGAGAAGGCATACGTTGGGTGTACGCGCTTGATGAGGGTGTAGCGTGGATAGGGACTGCATACGTTGCACTTCCTCCAAGAACCTTGGCACTGTGGGCACAAACCTTTCAAGCTACCACAGAGGGAAAGCTACTTACTGGTGTTGTTAGCCTAAATAGTTCTAACCCCCCAAAAGCAATATAGTATGGTTTATTTTAGCGTTGGTCGATAAAAAGTTCATGCACCCCAATATTTTCTAAAATGTTGCAGAGTGTGGCCCGAGCCACCCCAACAGAGTTAGGTCGATCCTTATCAGTTCGTATTTTAATTGGAACTGCTGTCCACGCACCATCCTCCGCTGGTAAGCACTCACACTCCACCAATACGCCAGCTCCCCCGCCTGTGGTAGCGGTAGCCGCCGCTTCCATAAACGGTTGGGACACAGACGTTTGGATAAAGTGCACCCGGGCGGAGGTTATGGCGCTGATCGGCTTCTGTGCCTGCATTACCCACAGCATACCGGTGTCATCCAGCAAGAAATCAATAGTGTGTTTGTTGGCTTCCTTCCACTTAAACGTGTCGGTCTGTGTACCGTTCATCAATCGTCCCGTTTCCGGAACCAAAATCAATCCGTCGCAGTGGTCCGCGCTCTGGAAGACCTCCATTGCCTCTGACAGCGGGTGCCACACTTTTGTTTTGGTTTGAATGGGTGGGTCCACAAACATCAGGTTTCTTTTTTGTTGATGTTCTGTGCCTATGTTCTCAAAGGCTGCGCGGGCCACCAGCATACGCTGCGACTGTTGAAATCCCTTCATGTCGTATCCACTGGCTGCCACCACGTCAAACACGACATACAGTAGTGAGCCGTCTTCAAGTGTCACTAACTCACCGTCAAACAAGCTACCGGCGTAGTAGTTGTCATAGTTAGACTCCATCAACACATTATAAATTCGGAACGCTCTGTCTACCAAGACGGCATACTCGTGGTCCTCCCCGTCAGCGCCCTCACGGAATCCCATCACCAAAAACATACGCACCCCATCTGTTTTTTCCCCCACCCAGTACTGGTTGGTGTTTATCCGTTTTAGGTTAGAGCGCATAAGGCTGCATGGGTTTGAACACGGCATTGAGGTGGGGGTAGTTGGGATGCTCCACATCTGTCCACAAAATGCGACCACTTCGTCAATTCTTGACTGGTCAGTTACTTGGTCAAGTTGCATCTGCGTGTGAGTGTTTTTTTAACAGTTGTCGGTTATTTACAGTGATTGTGGTAACGCTCACTATAAAATAGAAAATGCGCCAAACAATGTTTTTACAAAGACCAGGACGGTGTGAAACCAGGAATTTTGAGTCCAGCTACAAACCACGATTAACATCATTCTCTCACCACCATATCATGACGAACCAATTTGCACACCAATTTTATATAGGCAAACTAATCAATAAGGCACTGTTTGGTGAAGTGTACACGGCCCATGAGAAAACAACTGGCAAGCTGTTTGCGGTGAAGCAAATTACCAAATCTAAACTCATGCCCTCTGGTGCAAGTTCTGAAGACCCAATCGTGGAGTGTGGGGTGCTTGAGGCCGTCCGAGACCGCCCTCATAAAAACCTAATGTTTGTTGTGAACGTGTTTGAGTCTTCCATCTTTTTGCACCTAGTGATGCCTCTTGGGGTTGGAGACCTGTACGATAACTTACCAAATGACATTACCACAATTCAGTCTTACTTCCGCCAAATTTGTCAAGGAGTGCAGCACCTTCACACTGAAGTTGGTTATGAGCACGGGGACATAAGTTTGGAAAATGTACTGATCTTCCCCAACAATAACGTTATGGTGATGGACTATGGACAGGCATGTCCAATTGGAAGTATTCGAAAACCTATGTTGGCACGAGGGAAGGACGCTTACTCTGCACCAGAGTTACGCTATGGGAGCAGCGTTGTGACCGGGAGCTGCGACGTCTTCTCTATTGGCGTCATTCTGTTTTCCATGCTAAGTCACCGCATGCTGTTTGACGTCGCCTCGTGGGACGACGTTTTGTACAGAAGTTTGCAAACTGATGGAATGACAGGCTTCAACTTTGGACCCGCGCCATCCAACATGACCACATCTGCATGTGAGCTGATTACTGGGATGACGCGTCATGATCCACAGGAGCGGTGGGGTTTAAGTCGGGTTCTGGATCACCCGTGGGTGCAAGACATGTGAGACCATGTAAACGTTGCTGATGGTGGCAGGCGTAAGCGTTTGAAGAAGAGTGTAGCAGTAGCAGTTGGTCAAGTGTATAGTGGTGTTTACTGTACCGGACCGTGGTGAGTTAGAAAGCTCATCAGCTTTGCCCACTCGGGCATGCAATGTCCGGATCAGTCCAGAGTTGCTTTTTTCTTGGGCTACCACTGAACACAATAAATGCTTTTGGATGCCAGTCACCTGGGTGTGTGCCTCCGGTGGTCACCGACCGGCCTGACAACACACATTTTACACCAGACCTAAATAAGACCGCGACCGCCGTCCCCCCTGACTTGTTGTGGTCGTGGTAATTTGGCAGCTTGGGTGCTCTGATCGCAGCCATCGGATCTTATTGTGCTTCTTGTGGTTGAGACTGCTTGGCTTGGATGCCACTTCTAAATTACCACCACCACCACCACAAGCCAAGGGGGACGGCGGTCGCGGTCTTATTTAGGTCTGGTGTAAAATGTGTGTTGGTATGACCGGCCTGGCCGGCACACACCCAGGTGGTGGTGGTTGTGGCGGTGGTTGTGCTGTAATGCTCTACAACTACAGCCCAATGACTACTATGATATGAAAAGATGTTGAAGGGTTGGTACCGTTCCAGCTCCAGTGGTCTAAGTTGAAGGTTGAAAAACCACTTCTAAATTTCTACAAAACCACCACAAGGGTACAGTAAACACCACTACCAACTGCTGCTGCACTCGTCTCCAATGAACGCTGAAACTCCAAAACTCATAGGCAAACTTTCATGAAAACGACAATAGTTATTCATGATCTTATTGGGTCCACTGTCCTGGGTGTGGACCTGGGTGTGGACAGGTCCACAATCATATACCTCCTCAAAGGTATTCGATGTGTCTATGGTCATTGTCATGTCCTTTGTACGTTTTCGTAATCGTAACGTGGATCTACAAACGCACCGGTGCCTCACACCACTTGACAGCTCTGAGAGATGTCCAACTGATAAAATAGCGCTGTGGTATACATTTTTATTTTTCACGCCGTTGAAGTTGTTGGCGATGGGCACTTGGACCATAACTCTGGCACTAATTGGAAGAACACCGGATTTAGACGAAACATGGGGGCTTGGCT